ACCATTTTTAAGAAGTCTGACAGAATCTCCAGGAGCAATTTCAACTACATCTCCTGTTCTGTACTTGATCCCTTTAAGACTAAAATCTCTTTTAATTTCGTATTTCATTTTACTTACCTCGTTTTTTAATTTTTGTGGGGGAGTCGAAACCCCCCCACTTGTTGTCATCGCAGATTATGAACTAGAGATATTATGTAATACCATCTATTTCAACAACAGCACCACCGAATCCATCAATAGTGGTATTGACCAATGAGTTAGAGTCTACCAACTCGTATGCTCTCATACCATATTGTACTGATTCCCAAGCAGTACCACCGATTTCGGATGTGTCAATCCTCAAACCAGAACCATGTCTGAATATAGCCATTGCCCTGTCCCAAGCACCAAACCAGATGCTAGTGTCCACAGCTTGTGGGTTCAAGAAGATTGGAGATCCAAAGATCGTTGCTGATTCAGGAGAAAGTCCCAAATCCCTGTTGTATATTGGAGCAGAACCAGCAGTCAAGGACATGATTCTTTCCAAGTTGTTAGGGTGCATCATCCACATAGTAGGTAATGCCCTGTATTCAACAGCCAATTCGTGGTAACAAGCTTTCAAGTGAGCATAAGTCAAAGCACCCGAAGATGTTGGCTTATCCCAAGCAGTACCATCAATAGTTCCACTAAAGTTAGAACCATCAGTAACCTCGTTTTCAATAAGTCGCCTTAAAGCAACGATTTGGTTTGCTGTAATCTCACCAATAAGGTCTACAGCAGTACCAGCCAAGAGTTCTTGTGACATGTAACTCAAAGCGATTGCCTTGTCAAGGGAGAAACTCCTCTCAACGAAAGTTGGCTTTGTGTCAGTAGTGTCAGCATTTTCAGCCACGATTGCTGCTGTCAAGTCAGCAGAGATTGCTGGAACAGCACCTTGTGTGGACTGAACAGTAATGTTTCTCAAAACATCCTGCATTCTTGGTCTATCTATTTGCATTACAAAGAAATCATCTGCTAACAATTCCGTAGGAACTGTAAATCCACCACTAGCATCTGTTCCCCAAGCCATTGGGTTGTCTGCTTTGGTGTAGATTGATGAGTCTTTGATTTCTGCTCTCTTGTAGAAAGCATCTTTTCTCTCCCAGTTTTTCTGGAAGTGAGCCTGTGTCAAACCACCTAGATATGCTCGAATTCCCTCTGCATTTTTCCAGTCAGCATCAACAACAGGATCTTTAACATAAGTGTCGCCACTTACTTTGATTTCCTTTCTTTCAACTTTGGCTTCAGCTTTTTCTTCTTTAGGCATAGAGTTAGCAACAGCTTTTTCTACGATAGGAGTTAAAACTTCTTCCAAGTTCAAATCGAGGTCATCATTCTTTTTTACATCATCTTTTGACATAATATTAAATATCCTCCATATTTGATTTTTTTCGTGCCAAATAGTTGCTAACAGCTCTTCGGAGAAGTTCTAGTTTCTTCTCTCGTAAGTCTATCTCCACTTCCTCTTCAGCATCTTTATTTTCGTTTTGATCTAACAATTTATCAACCTTTTCATTTAGGTTGTTTATCTTTTCCTCTAATTTAGCGATGTCCTTGTTGTATCCAGGACATTCTGGATTATCCATTGGGCAATCGCCTTTCTCTTTTTCAAGTTCTTTCTTCTCATCATGGCAACCACAGTCTTGGCACTCGCCCTCTGTACTGTCGGTTACAGTTGATTCCATACACATTTCCCTAGCGATGGCATAGGCTTGATCCTCTTCCATTGTAGGATTTTCTTCCATGATAATCGGAATCTTTCTGTCAATGCACTCATCAACAGTTTCTTTCTCTTCCTTGTTTTCCATAATAGCCTTTATCAAGCTGGTGCTTTTGATGTCCATTGACTTGATTGAATGAATCACAGCATCTGGGTTGGCTGGAACATTGACAACCGATATTTCCAATAATTCTTGCTTTGTAAAGTTTCTGCCACCCTCATTGTTCATCTTCATGTCCAAAGGTCTAAAACCCACAGAAAGAGCTGTCAAATCTCCAGAACGAACCAGTTTCTCAACATCCGTTGATAGTTGTGTCTGTCCATTGAACTTTGCTTTTCCCACAAGTTTTCCATCATCAACCTTTACCCAAAGTATTCTTCCGATAGGAAGTTTTGATTGGTCGTGTCCCCAGAGTAAAGGTCCTCCATCCTTGAAGTGTTCCAAAACCCAACCCTCTGGTTGTATAACATCGTTTTCTCTGTCAGATTTTGCTGATGATGCAGTAAAAATGAATTCCCCTTTTCCGTTTGGGTTTTCCTTGATTACTGCATTTGCGAATTGTTTATTTTCCATAAAAAATCTCCTATATTAAATTTACAGTTGTGTGTATATTACTCATATTTTTGAAAAAAGCAAATTTTTTACAACTCTTCTCGCTTTAAAGGTCTATGTGTACATCTGCAATTTACGACTTCGTATGCTGGTCCAGTTGGATCAAGAGGGTACATAAGTCCGTTTGAGAATGGCTCATTTACCCTGACAACCTCGCCATTTATGATTCCATGACTTTCCCTTTCCTTTCCATCCATAGTGGTGTTCCATTGTTTGTGTGTAACATTGTCAGATTCCATATAGACTTGATGGCTACCCCTGTTGATTGCCCTTAAAGATTCAGTCCTTGCTATTCTTTCTGCCCTAAAGCCATTGATATTCACTACCCTGTTCACAATATCCTCAGCTTCACTTACAGATCCACCAGCAATCAGGACATTGATAAGGCTTTCCCTTGTTGTCTTGTACATATCATCCAGAACCTCATTGAACATTGCTCTCCTTTCCAGGAGGTAGGAATCTACCCAAGCATTTGTCGGAACAAAAGGTTGGGCATATCTTGCCTGTGTTGCTGCTGCTATGAAACCAGCAGACAATGTTGCGATTATGTAAGGTGTTATCTCTTCCATCAGGGTTTCAAGCTCTTCATCCATATTCGGCATAACTATGTCAATGGCATTGGCATCAAGTTGCTTGTCCATCTTCCTTGCTGACTTGTTTGCATTCTTCAGATTGTTGTTTATTTTTCTTACGAGATTGGATATGTATTTCTGGACTGCCTTGTCCATCGGTTCAGAGAGCTTATCTGCTGATGCCAGTTTTTTCTTTATGTCTACCTCTCGTGTTTCCAGAGGTATTAAGTATGATCTTTTTTTGGTGGCTCTTGATCTTCGAGAGAATCCCAGAGTGCTTTCATCTCATCAACAGGGTAATCCTGTTCAACGATGATTTCATCAACTCCCCTCAATGGGGAATCTGGTGTCGCCAGGTTCAATGGCAAGTATGGTTCATTACCCCATTCAACTGCTTCCAATCCATCCCTGTCCCTTTCCTCATTTATTGTCGTTATCCCAAGCTGGAGGTTTGTTCTCTTTTCCAAAACCCTGAAAGAACTGTCTGAACTTGTCGGATCATCAAACTGCATAATCGTATCTTCCCCAAACAATGGCATAAGCCATTTGTTTATTGATGCCTGTATCTTTGCCAATCTTGGCTTGATGGCATCCTTGATGAATATTCTTTCAGCAGCTTCAACAGATGCCTTGTTCACTTCTGGACCACCGAGAATCGCATAAGGCACTCTGTAAATGGCGAATATCTCTTGCCATACAGATTCCTTTCCTTTCTGGAACTCAAGCTCTTCAGCAGAAAGTCCCAATCTCTGGAACTCAAAAGAACCAGCATCAAGAACAGCGAGTTTACCTCTCTGTTGCCTACCTTGATAAAGCTGATTCCATTGTGTTCTTATCCTTTCGGCATCCTCTTGTGTCAATGGTCTTTGTGATACCAATAGTCCCTCTGGGATTGCCCTGTTCTTCAAGAGGTTCAGCCTTTGCACACCCATCTCTGTATCTGTGTCTATTGAATATCTTGCTGCTTCTATTGGGGAATATCCATAGAACAATGATTTTGGATTTGCTGTCTTGAAATGTAGTATCTCATCTCTGGCAAATGCTGTTGTTCTTCCATCATCCACAAAACTCGGATAACTGCTGTCTGGACTGTCAAGGCTGTAAAGATAACCAGCGACAAGCTGTCCATCCTCATCATCTTCCTTTTCTGGAACAACTGTCATGTTCTGTGAGAGCAATGGGTGCAATTCAATCGGAACACCATTGTCATCCCTGACAACATAGAGATAGGCATTTCCTGTAAGATCCATGTCTACAGAAATCCTTTCCATAACCTCTATGTGATCCATCAATGGATTCGGATTCATGAACAATTTATAGAAAGGATTTGAGAAATCAACTATCTTTTGCAACCTGTTGTCTTGTGTCTTGTATATGCTGAAAGGTGTCAATGCTATCGCATCAGCGATTCTTTTTGTTGCAGAATATACAGCAGATGTGTACCCACCAACCATCTCCTGTTGTGTCATATCTGGAACAGTTGTCTTTTTCAACTGCCTGTTTCCAGGACCAGTAGCCACATTCATATATCTCTCTGAACTAGGTGGTTTCCTGTTCAATCTTCTCCAGAAAGTAGAATTCAATCTACTAAAGCCTTTCTTGAAATTATCTAAAATACCCATAAACCAGTTCCTCCTGAACTTCTTTTTCCCCAAACTGCCAATGCCAAAGCAATGACTGTGTCATCGTGGAAGCCAGATGCTGCTTCATACTTGACAAGCCCAGATGGACTTCTCTTGAACACATATGCCTGTAGCTCTTCCACCAACACACTTCCCAGAGGGTAAGTTACATCCTCTGTTTCTATGATAAATCCCAGATGCTGGATTATTTCAGATTTTGTCTTGTAGTCAAGGTTTACACCTTGAATATTCAAGCCATCTCCCCTCAAGGCTTCAAAAACTGAAGAACCCATAGCAGTTGCATCTATCCATACAGGGCAGTCCCCATATTTCCTGGATGCTGCCTTGATTCTCACTTTCTGCTGCTCAAATCCGACATCTTGGCATCTATCCATATAGACAACACGATTTTTGTCATCCAACACGATAATAACTGTAAAATCGTTTTTTCGAGCCAAATCCACACCACAAATGTATGTTTTCTCTTTATTGAAAGGAATTGGTGTCTGATAGTTGTCCTCACAATTTCCTATGCCGAAAAATGCTCCACCAGAGGAATCTGTGAATTTTGCCAAGTATTCTTGCTCAAAAATGTCTTTAGGTGTCCTTTTTTTTATCATGTCCAATTTTTTTCCGATCAGGGGACTTTCAGTAGATGGAGTGTGAAAACTCTCCCATTCTGTCATCTCCTCATCCTTTCCCCACATATAGGCTTCGTAAAACCAATTTCTTCCCAAAGGAGTGGAAATCATCCAGACTTTCGCATTTTTCACGACAAGCATGGGTTCAATGTACTGTTCCCAAATCTTCTTGTCCAGCCTGGCAGCTTCATCCAGTATACAATGGTCCAGAGTTGCTCCCAAGAGATGATCGGCATGTTGCTGCTCTCCAGACAGGAAAATAATCCTAGATCCATTCTTCAGGTACATGATCAGGTCGGTAACGACCACATTCTCATATTCTGGCTCGTTCTTGAACATTCGTATGCATCTTGGAACGATGTCCCTACGACATTGCCTTAATGTAGGGGAAATCCACCAAATCGTGCTTTCTGGTTTGGATTTAGCCATCCTCCAAGCCTTTTGTATCGCAAGTTCGGTTTTCCCCACTTGCCTACCAGCACAGATGACCACATTCTTGTCATCGGTTGATTCAAGTACCTTTTTCTGCCAGTCAAATGGTTTCCATTCTGTTTTTGCTGCCTTTACAGACTGTACGATCCCAGCCTTTCTTCCAGCACCCTTTTTGTCTGCAAGGATGTCAAAGGCTCTTTTGCTCATTCAATCTCCTTCCTATCCATTCTGCAACATTTACTGTTACAGCATTTCCACATTGCTTGTATCTTGCTGATTCTGCTATATTAACCTCATTTCCATCTTGGTCAAACCCTTTTTGTGTCCAATTATCTGGAAAACCCTGTAATCGTTCACATTCTACAGGTGTCAATCTTCTAACCCTATCATCTTTGGTTGTTACAGCTGCTACAGTCCTTACATCTCCCATGTCAAAACAATTCAATGTGGGATGGACTACATTGTTTTCCCATTTTTCACTTCCATTTCTTTCTACTGGTCTTGCTGTTTTTATATAGACATCTTTTTCCTTAGTGTCTTTTTCAATTTTTTTGGTATTCCCATTTTGTGCCTTTCCCCCCTTTCCAGGATTCCAGAGCAACTCTTCTTGCTCAAAAAGTATCGGTCTGTAACTTCCTCCTCCAATATGTCTGTCAATTTTGGTTGCGACAAGAAATACTCTTTTTCTTCTCTGGGGAACTCCAAAGTATTGGCTGTCCAATACTCTCCATTCACAACTATACCCCCTGTCTGCCAACGACCTGACCACGATTCCCATATCTTGTCCATTCCTTGCTGACAGCAGTCCCTTGACATTTTCTGCCAAGATGTATGTGGGATTTCTATTTTCGATACACCGAATAAATTCCCACCACAATATGCTTCTTTTTCCATCTAAACCCTCCCTTTTTGTGTTTGCTATAGATAAATCCTGACAGGGAAACCCACCGACATACAAGTCAGCATGTGGCAACTCATCAAGATCAACCTCTTTTATATCTCCAAATTTTGGTATATGGGGATATTGGTAACTTAAAACCTTTCGGCAATTCTTGTCTATCTCAACCTGTCCGACACATTCGTGTCCAGCCCTTTCAAGCCCAATGTCAAAACCACCTATTCCAGCAAAGAAACTGATAAACCTCATAGAACCTCCTTTCTTTTATTCTATACAGATATTATCACTTTTCAAGTGCTGAAAGCACTTTCGCCAAATTTTCCAGTATCTTTATGTCTGCCTGGATTGACTGTGTCATATTCCTTATAGCTCCAGAGATCTTGTTCACATCTGTCGGTGTGAGGTCTGGCTCTGCCAACTTGTTCTGGAGTTCAGCAACCCTCGCCCTGTTCTTCTCCAGCGAAAGGATCGACTGCTGGTATAGTGTGTCTATCCTCTTTTTCTCGTTTCTTGCCATCATCAACCTCCTGTAGGAATGTCAGGTTTCCAACCCTCTTGAGGTACATGTAGTTCCCCTCATCCCCCTTGAATATGTAAATCTCGCCCTCTGGCAGATAAGCCCAATCCCATTGGGGATCTCTCACCATCGCCAGTCAAACTCGATTCCCACTATGTCCTCATCCCTCTCTTGCCTGTAGATGAGTTTTAGTCTAGGGCTTTTCCCACTAGCTCATCAGCAGTCTGTTCAATGCTGTCCTGGTTCAGGATCTTCTCCTGTGCCAAGTCTATGGCTTCGTGGATCTTGTCCCTCATCAATTCTCTCCAGGCATTGAGGACTATGTCCTCGATAGGTCCATCCTTGATGTGGTCCTTGATGAATTTCTCAACATCAGCATCTATCGTTGCCTGTTTCTCATCAATTGCCTTGTTTATCTCATCGGAGAGCTTCTCTGCGAGTGCTGGGATGTATTTCCCAATCCATCTCTTCAGCTTGGCTTTCGCCTTGTTTCTCCACCAGTTGCTCAATCTACTCATTTTATCTATCCTCCTAATCTATAGGTCTTGAGCCAAAGTAAAAGCCCAATACCAAAAGTGTTGCATCTTTTATGTTTTCATTTTCTATCGCTGGGCAAATGAAAGCCAATACCAGTATTATAGCCAGTATTGCCCTAACACTCCCAATCGGTAAGTTCAAAGGTCTATCCATGCTGTAATTCTTATCTCCCATCAATCGTAGAATCTCCTCATCGCAATGCTCATCGCAAAGCTGATGGCAGTAGTCCAGCCCAGTATCCAGATTCTCCAATCCTCAATCTTTCGCAATCGCAGGTCCATAGAGGAGCTGTTGTCCTTTATGTCTGCAACATCTTCCTTGATGGAGTTCACTTTCTCCTCAAGTCGAGCCAGAGCCACATCAGTCTTGTCATTCGGCATAATCCCTATAATAACAGAAAAAGTGTGTTTTGGGACTTGACAACACCCTATATATATTTATAATTAATGAGTATATTAATCGTTATACGAATGATCCCAGGGATGGACTTTTAATATACCCATTCATTCCTAAACATATATCCTTGGTGTTTGTAAAACCTATCAAAATTAGTGTGGGCATCTCCCATAAGATCATGAATTGTTGAGCAAAAAAACACCCCCCCCACCTA